AAAAAGACCGGAGTATATTTTAAGTTATGAAGACTTTAAAGCAAACGATACTCACTTGGTTGAGTATTATAAAAGAGAAGTACCCTACTATCTTTTGGGAAACGGTAGGTCATACAACTTACCTACTGTCGATGTTATTAATACCGTGTGTCCTTGTGCTGGTTTGTCTAGTCTCAATACTTCAGCATCTTCTGATGCTGCTGCTAACGATTGGATGTCTACCTCTGCTAATTATGTCTTGGGTACACTCAAACCTCGAGTATTCTGGGGCGAAAACGCACCAAGACTCGCTTCAAAAATGGGAAAGCCTATTGTCGAAAGCCTCCGTCAAATTGGAAGAGAGCATGGATATACTTTCACGTTATATAAAACGAAGTCTCTCCTTCATGGACTCGGACAAGTAAGAGAAAGATCTTTTTATTTTTTCTGGAAAGGCACAAAAGTTCCACAGTTTGAATATATAAAAAGGAAGCATGAAAGGATTGAAGATACAATACGTGCAGTTAAACGTAGATCTGATGATCCGATGAATATTCTTACAAACACTAGCACACCTTCAAAAGATCCATATTATCGATATGTACTTGAAGAAATGCATGGTGGTATAACTCATAAAGAGTTTCAAAATAAAATTAAAAAAAGTTATGATGTTCTACATTACATAGAAGATAATGAACATTCTTATGATAGTGTAGGAAACTGGATGTCGGCACACGGCTATGAGAAACAAGCACAACGTTGTAAAGTTATGTATGAAAAATTAGCATCTGGTGGAAACATAATGAGAAGAGGTGTATATGTACCAAAGAATTATATTGGTGCTTTTGTAGGCAGTGCACCTACAAAGCTTACACATCCAGATGAAGATAGATTTTTAACGATAAGAGAATGTTTAAGTATTATGGGATTACCTGAAGATTTTATATTGCAAGGTGGATTAAAAAATTTAAATCATATTTGCCAAAATGTACCAGTCACTACTGCAAGTGATATGGCAGAACATGTTTTAAGATTTTGTGATGGAAGGTTAAGCAATCAACTATGGGATGTTGATTTTATGGTGCAAGATAATCGAAAACAATCTATACAAAAGCAAAATAAACCTTTACAATTAGATGCTTTTATGGTATAATTATATTATTTGTAGGAGAAATGAATGTCAATAATGGATAAATTAAAAAAGAATAGTAAAAGTGATTTCACTTCAATACTATCTGATTCCAAATTTTTTAATGAAAAAGATATGGTACCGACTAATGTACCAATGATAAACGTAGCTTTATCCGGTTCTATGGATGGAGGTATATCACCGGGCTTGACAGTTTTGGCAGGTCCATCAAAACATTTTAAAACTTCATTTGCTTTAATTATGGCAAGTGCATATTTGAAAAAATATGATGATGCAGTATTATTATTTTATGATTCAGAGTTTGGTTCACCTCAAGCTTATTTCGAAAACTTTGATATTGATACAAGTCGTGTATTACATACACCAATAACAAATGTGGAAGAACTTAAGTTTGATATGATAAGTCAACTTGAAGGTTTGAATCGTGGTGATAAAGTTATAATCATTATAGATTCAGTTGGTAATCTTGCATCTAAAAAAGAATTAGAAGATGCAATTAATGAAAAGTCAGTGGCAGATATGTCAAGGGCAAAAGCACTTAAAGGTTTGTTTAGAATGACAACACCGTATTTAAATATGAAAGATATACCTTTACTTGCAGTTAATCATACTTATAAGGAAATAGGTTTATTTCCTAGGGATGTAGTATCAGGCGGTACCGGCATATACTACAGTGCAGATAATATTTGGATTATTGGTAGACAACAAGATAAGCAAGGTACTGAAATCAAAGGCTACCACTTTGTTATCAATGTGGAGAAATCAAGATATGTTAAAGAAAAGTCTAAGATACCTATTTCTGTTAGTTGGGACGGCGGTGTTCAGTATTGGTCTGGCTTGCTTGATGTTGCTATGTCTGGTAATTATGTTAGTAAGCCCAGCCCTGGTTGGTACTGCAGAATTGATAAATCAACTGGAGAAGTGGTGGAACCAAAAGTACGAGAAAAAGATACACTAAATGAAGAGTTTTGGAAACCAATTCTTGAAGAAACCGATTTTAAACAGTATATAACTAATAAGTATTCTATACTTAACAATGTTGTCAACTTAGAAAAATTGGATCAACATTAATGGTTTTAGTTGAGGATAAGCACTATCAAATAATTCCTGACAAAGGTGATGAACAAGCTTGGAATGTAAGAATACTATCAGGCACGTTTACCGAAACAGTGTTGAAGTTTGGTGTAGTAAAATTTAATGGAAAAGGTAAAGACAAATATATGTCATTTAACTTTGATATTATTTACACACCAGACACTGAACTGACAAAAGATAATGTAAAACTTCAAGAGTTTGCTGGTATTATGTTAGAACAAATAATGGCAAGAGGTATTGAAGAAGGTAATGTATTAACAAGAGAGGTGAAAGATGAACATAACTAGTAGTCAAAGACTTGTATTATTAATGGATGAAATATCCATTGCAAAAAGTAAATTACAACCACAAGACACAGGACATATTCATACTTCAATAAGCTACTTAGAAAGTAGAGTTGAAGAGGTCCAAGCGGAAATCGATAAGGAATTGAGAAAACTCGCCTATGCCTACTAATTTAGAACAAACCATATTACGTAATCTGTTAACTGATGAAAAGTATATGCGTAAGGTATTACCTTTCATTAAGCCAGATTACTTTGAAGGTATATACCGAATATTATTTCGAGAAGCAGGTAAGTTTGTAGCAAAGTATAATAAACTACCAAATGCTGAATCGTTTAAAATAGAACTCGATAATGCCGATAAATTAAGTGATGAACAATATAATATGGCCATGGACATTGTACCACAATTATTTGCAAGTAATACTGTAGATGATAAATGGTTGCTTGATACTACTGAAAAGTGGTGTCAAGATCGTGCAATATATCTTGCAATTATGGAATCAATATCTATTATTGATGGAAAGCACGAAAAACTTACAAAAGGTGCATTACCTGATTTACTCACTCAAGCTTTAGGTGTTGGATTTGATTTAAAAGTTGGTCACGATTATGTTGAAAATGCAGGAGAAAGATATGAATTTTATCATACAGAAGAAGACAGGCTTCCATTCGATTTGGAATACTTCAATACAATCACAAAAGGTGGTGTCCCACGTAAAACTCTTAATATTGCTCTCGCTGGTACCGGTGTCGGTAAGTCTTTATTTATGTGTCATGTTGCTTCCTCAGCTTTAGTACAAGGTTTTAATGTTTTATACATTACAATGGAAATGGCTGAAGAAAGAATTGCAGAAAGAATAGATGCTAATTTACTCGATGTACCTATCGATCAACTTGATAAAATATCAAAAGACAGGTTTTCGTTAATGGTAAATAATATTGCAAAGAAAACTACAGGTAAATTGATTATAAAAGAATATCCAACCGGCTCTGCACATTCAGGTCATTTTCGTGCATTACTNAATGAACTTAAATTGAAAAGACAGTTTGAACCTGATTTAATATTCATAGATTATTTAAATATTTGTGCATCATCAAGAATGAAAGGAATGGGCGGTGCAATTAACTCATACTCTTACATTAAAGCAATTGCTGAAGAATTACGTGGCCTTGCGGTCGANTTCGACATACCGATCTTCTCTGCAACGCAAACGACTCGTAGTGGTTATTCTAACTCGGATATTGGGCTTGAAGATACCAGTGAGTCTTTTGGATTACCCGCAACCGCGGACTTAATGTTTGCTTTAATATCTACCGAAGAACTTGAACAACAAGGTCAGTTTATGGTAAAGCAATTGAAGAATAGGTATAATGATCCAACACAACATAAAAGATTTGTGATTGGTGTTGATAGGTCAAAGATGCGGTTATTTGACGTAGAAGAAAATCAACAAACCCTAACCGACGATACTCCAGTATTTGATAAAACAGAAACTGGAAAAAGATTTAAGGATTTTAAACTATGATAAAACATTTAGTAGCAATAATATGGTGCCTAGCTTTTTGGGGTGGATTCATNACAGGCAAAAGNGTATTTGCCGGAACTTGGAATGAAAAACCNGTNATGTGTGATGATATAAAACACGTATCTAATGTTATAAGAGATAAAGGTGAACTTCTAATTGTTTCTGGAATACAACTGACAAAAGTTCGTGACCCCGATGAACCAAATGGTTTATCTCCAACACCAGCAACTTTACCTTTACGAATGTATGTAAATCTCGAAACAAAAACATGGACTATCATCGAAACACATCCATCTTATGGTGTATCGTGTGTTTTAGGTTATGGTGAAAACTTTAATTCAATACTATTGGAAACAATGTAATGTTTTATGATATAGAAAAATTAAACGAATTAGAAAAAGAACTGTCAGAAAATTTGATGAATGCAGATGGAAAGACACACGAAAAAGAATACAGACCTTTTTGGGTAAATTACAGAAGTGATATGCCTAAGTGTTTAATGGTTATAAGAGAATACCGAAGTTTATTAGAGCAGTTGAAAGCAAATGAAAAGAAAACCTGAAGAAAAATTTACTCATAAAGTAGATCCAAGATCTATACACATTGATCAGCGTAAACAAGACACAAGACGTGATGCTTGGGATAGAGATTATATGCCGGCAGATTGGAAAAAACCTGAACCAAAGTCTGATAAACGTATTGAAAATGCAAAGCCAGTTTTTATATTTGCTTTTTTCTATATTTGTATATTAGTCATGTTAGATGCAACGAGGTAAAAATGGAAGCAAGATTAATTAGTTATTCTCAACCAACAAGTATTGTAGGAATCGATGATGTAGAAGAATTGATTGCATTTTCTGCAAGAGTTAGTAATCCTTCAAATCAAATGAATAAAGAAACAAATAAAAAATTACTAAATTATCTTATAAAGCATAAACATTGGTCACCATTTGAAATGGTAAATGCATGTATTGAGATAACTACTACAAGAGATATTGCCAGACAAATATTAAGGCATCGAAGTTTTAGTTTTCAAGAGTTTAGTCAAAGGTATGCGGATCCAGTAAAGGAGTTAGATTTTGTTACAAGAGAAGCGAGAATACAAGATAGTAAGAATAGACAAAATAGTATCGAAGTTGATGATGAAACTTTCCAACTCGATTGGGAAAGAGAACAAAGAAGAGTTATCTGGATGTGTAAGCAAGTCTACAATGCCGCAATCAAAAAAGGTATCGCCAAAGAAGTAGCAAGAGCAGTATTACCGGAAGGATTGATAACTTCAAGATTATATATGAATGGAACATTACGAAGTTGGATACACTTTATAGAATTAAGATCTGAAAATGGAACGCAGAAAGAATGTAGTGAAGTTGCAATTGCGTGTGCTGAAGCAATATCAAAAATATTTCCAATGGTAAAGGAGTTTTATAATGAATAAGTATACTCAAGATATGACAGGAACTGGTGATTACGTCGAACTACCTGATCCAAAACCTTTAGATGCAGAACCTGAAAGATATTATGATTGGATGTTGTGGAAACTTAGACAAAGTCCGGAGTGGCACAGAGCAGTTTACGGCAAACTTACGTTTAAAGATAAACTTAAAAATTTTTTAAAAACCAGTAGTTTAGCATTGTCTTTAATATTTTTTATAGGTCATGTTCTGATTGCTATGACGGTTGTTAGTATTATAACAGGTGCAAGTATATGGGAAGCTGGTGCAGTGGCTTTAATAGAGCCTGCAATAAATTCAGTTTGGTTTTATGTACTTCATTCTTTTTGGAAAAAATTTAATTAATATGTTAATCACTTTTTTTCATTTAAATGCATTTTTTCCTTTACATTTGCATAAAACTATGGTAGAATATATCTATAATAAAAATTTATGGGAGTTAAATTATGAATATAGATCAAGCAATGTTTAATAGACAGGAAAAAATTAGAAGATTTCCTAACAGTGTGCTTGCTAAGCAAGATAGATTTATGAAGTGCCCTATCAATAGAAGACTCGTTTATGGTCTTCAAAAGCGTAGGCATTGGAGCGAGTTTGCTCAAAACATTTTGTCTTTCTTTGAAAAGACAGGTTTCCTCACAATCAAGCAGTGTGTGGCTGGCAATGATTTTGTTCGCAAACAAGATCTACGAGATGCAGAAATTGCTGCTAAACAAGCGGAGGCAGTGTAATGAAATTAAAATTTGCAAGATGTCACTTTACTGACGATTATGTTAAGATAATATCTTACTTAGGTATGGGTAACTACCACGTAGAATACCCTGACGGTGAAATGCAATCAGCACATGAATCTACTCTTGATTTTGACGGAGCGGTTCATGTGGAATTTCCAACATGGAAGAAAGCGTAGTTATTATGGGAATCTTTATAGGTAAACACAATAGATCATCTTCTTGGATTGGTAGGTTTGATCCAAAAAATCCAGAAGACATGAAAGAATATGAAATGGTTAAAGCGGTTGTAAGATCTTGCAACTCACCAACTCAAAAATTTAGAGTTGAAAAGAAAGGTAGAAAACCAACTAATGGTTTTAATTACTTTGGTGATCCTAAAGGTGGTATGAAAAATGCCACACTCTGGGATGTATATGTTTATAGGAGACATGCCTTATGATTATCGTTGATTATAGTGGCATAGCGTTGGCAAGTATCATCATCAATAAAACTTTTGATGAACAAATGATTCGTCATATGATACTTAACTCCCTTAGAATGTATCACAAAAGATACAAAGATGAATATGGCGAAATGATACTTGCCGTCGACGCAGCTAATAATTGGAGAAGGAAAGCTTTTCCACAATATAAAGCTAATCGTAAAAAAGATAGAGGCACTTCCACATTTGATTGGAATGAAGCATTTCGTATCTTAAATAAAATACGTGAAGAAATTGCAGAAAACTTTCCTTATACAGTTATAAAAGTTGATGGTTGTGAAGCCGATGATGTTATAGGCACATTAGTTTCTATGAATCCAGATCACAACAATGATTTCAATCCACAAAAATATATGATTGTATCTTCTGATAGAGATTTCTTACAACTACAAAAATTTAGAAATGTTAGGCAGTTTTCTCCTCTTCTTAAAAAAGAATTGTCTGTAGATAATCCAAGAGTGTATTTACAAAATCATATTATACGTGGTGATAAAGGCGATGGTGTACCAAACATCTTATCCGAAGATAATGTATTTGTTGAAGGATTCAGACAAAAGCCTATGTCACAAAAGAAAGTAGATGCAATCATTGAAGACTTAGAAGAAGGTGAATTGTTATATGCTGCATCATGGTATCGTAACTATTGTAGGAATAAGAAATTAATTGACTTAACCGAAACACCAGATGATCTTAAAAGACAGATTATAAATAACTTCATGG